TTGCGCCCGAACGTGCGGCTCGTAACGCACCCATGCCACGCCTCGACCACCCAAGAACCTGTCCTCAACTGCGTGTTTCATGGTCGATCTGAAATCGGTGTAATGCTCGATCTCAAAGTCCAAGGCACGTTCGATCAATTGGCTGGCAACACGGGCAACTGGGTCGTTATCTCCAAAGCGTCGAGATACGTCAGCCTTTGGCAACCTGGCATATACCGCAGGGATCAACGTCTGTACGTTAGACCACAGAATGTTAAATTTAGCGGTTTCGTTGGTGTTCTGATTGCGGTTGTCATCACGGTAGCGCCTCACAATCTTATTTGTGCGAGCTTCCCATTTCTTAAATTCATTGTCATACTGGCTAATTACGTTTAGCCACTTTTGAACGCCAGTCAATGCTTCCATCTTAGTATCTCGCAAAAATTACGTCACGGTTAACCCGCCCGACAATCTCGTAGCCCCAATCTTGGAGTAGGTTGATTGTGTCCTCGTCGCTGTACCCGTATCGACTGCCCAAGCCCTTTAGCTCTAGCGTGATAACTGGGTGTGTCTTTTTGATTGTGCGTTCAGCACCAAGCAATGCTAAATGCTCGTAGCCTTCAATGTCTAACTGGATGAAATCGCAGTTATCTACGCAAAACGAGTCAATTGTTAGCACCCGAACGTCACTACCAGCTTTCAACTGGTGCGCCCCAATATTCTCAGGGTATGGGTGATCGACTGAGGCTGTACCTTGTTTCTCACCAAATGCAGCCCAATGATGCTCGATGTTGGCGTGGCCTGCGACATTTAGTAGCAACGCCTGATAGTTGACCAGGTCAGGCTCGACTGTGATGACACGCTCAAATTGCCCTGCCATCGTCGCGGGGTAAACACCAATATTGCCACCGGCCTGAATAACTGTACGAAACTGGTTCATGTGGGTATAGCTCACATTCAAGTCTGGTAGCTCGACCAAAAGTGCGTTAATGCAGCACTCGTCAATATCGGGAACTTGCCAGCCTTCAACCAATTTCATACGGTATCCTTGTTTGTTCCCACGGTCTAGGCTTGCCGTGAAATATCACAACCTTGGCATCGTCTACCCCTTTGGGCAACACATCAGCCTTAAAGCTCACAATTCCATCACATATATCCTGCCAGTACGTCACTTTGTCCCGCATAAAGTGTTCAATGTAGCTTTGATCGCCACCCGCCGTATACATCTGTAATGCAGCAAATTTGTCGTACAAATCAACAGGTTTCGACCAATACATCATGCTCGACTGCATCGCTTTCGGGTTGTACTGACCCCTATAAACGTCACGCATAATTACAAAATCGTGCTGTTTTGCCGCCTCGATCATTGCCGTACAGTCACCAGTCAGCACCGTGTCGAGATCAAAGTACAGCGCACTAGGTAGCCGAAACAACTCCATCTTTGCCCACCAACCAACCCAATCATGCATCAAAGGGATGGTTTTGCACTCTAGCTCAACGTCCGACAGGCACACAAACTCATGCGATGGCAGATACTTAGCGCACATCTTTTGCAGCGCATAAACGTGTTCAGGCTTGAAATCACCACCTGACCGCAATACGCTTGCTACGATCATGCGCTGAAGATACCAATGGCTAACACTTCTACGCCTGCGCCGGTTGTAACTTTCCACGGCCCGTTACGAGAAATAGCGTTTAATTCAATGTTGTATTGACCAATGCCTGCGCCTGACAATGCTGGCAGTATCGTGTGCGAGAACCCTGTGCCATCTAACAGGATGACGTTACCTGTGGCAGCTGTGCTGACGGTGCAACACAAACGATGGATGTAGTCACCAGTTGCGCCTGTGCCGCCTAAGACTTGTGCTGTTTGGCTAACGGCAACGTGTTCGTATTGATATTCATAAGGTTGTGGTACGCCGCTCATAATCTTCTACTCCGGTTTGTTGTGTGGGTTGCCCACATATCATTCAAAGTTACTGTGTTCTCAGGCCCGACAATCAACGGCTTGACCATATCTGGCTGCTTAACCTTCGGCTCTAGCCTCCAAGCAATCGCAAGCATCCTAAACGCATCTGCTGGGTGACTTGTCCAATCATGCCTGGGTGTTTGCCTAAATGCCTTCTTGTCCTCGTCATATTCCCGCTGATATTGCCGTAAAGCCTCTAGCCCATCATGCGTTCGTTCGCTGTCAAACCAACATTGCGGCAACATCTGACGTACCGCCTGAATCCCATCTTGCACCGACAAATCAGGCACAATTGCCATATTGTTGATGCCTAGATACTCACTCAATTGCTCAATAACTGACTTACCCGCTGCTGCTAGTGTTTTAGCCCTTGCATCATGGGGTAGGTAATGTTTTGCGTATTTATACGGCTTTTCTACGACTATTTTAGCTATTTCTGCAATGTTTGCACCACTTATTGCAAAATAATCAATGATGTGTATTTCGTTGCGGATGACTTGATACCACCAAATAGCCGTGTCATCTCGATAACCTAAGTCCCAACTAGTGTAAGTCGGTAGGTGTGGATCGTAATCAACACGCCTAACTTGACCTGCATCTGTGATCTTGCGTAAATCCTCGCCATAGAAAGCACCAAGTATTGCCGCCTCAAACGAACATTCGTACTCTTGCAGAAACTGGTCATCGCTGATCTGTGCGGCAGCTGCTCGCAGCTCTGTGTCAGGTAGCAAGCCAGACTCACTAGCCTTTAGCACAAGGTGAAACCATTCATCAGGCGTTTTCTTTGCTGTTTCAAATATCTGCCAAAACTGGTTCTTACCCTTTGGCGTACCTGCAAATACGGCCCAACCCTGCTTGTCAGATAAGGTCGGGCGAATGACGTTACCCCAAACGCTTGGTCTAAAGTCCCCATATTCATCCATAAACACGCCATCAAATCCTAGTCCACGCATGGCATCTGCGTTGTCAGCCCCAAACAAGCGTATCTTGCCGCCAGTTACTAACTCAATGGTTAGTTCTGCCTCGTTGGATGATGCGAGAACTGGTCGAGCAAAGTGTTTAAGGTAATCCCACGCCACGGACTTAGCTTGACTGCGAAATGGCGCAATGTAAGCAAATAGTGGGTTTGTGCTTTTGCACATGAGCGCAGCTCGAACAATGTCGTTAATGGCTGCGACTGTCTTACCAGCTCGTCGGTGTGCAACTAAGCAAGCCCAACGTTCGGTGCGGTTGTGGAATGACTTGAACGCACCCCTTGGACTATATGGCAGCGTTACTTCCCGTCTTGCCACTTGACCACCATTTCAATCGGGCCATCATTAGCGCCAGTATGTTCGGTTCGTGCAAGTTTGGGAACGTGGTACTCAGCGACTGACATAAAGCAATCAAACGCTGTCTTTGGCCCGTACCGTTCGTCCAAGGCAATGTCCTCAAGCCACTTTTGCAACAGGTGGGCATTACCATCAACGAACGCTGCAATCGCCTCTCTAGCCTTCGCTGTGGACTTATTAGGCGTACCTACGGCTCGACCACCTACCCTTGATCTAGTTTTAGCTACTTTAGCTTGCTGCATATCTTTCTCAATTGTCTTAGATTTAGATACTTTAAGTTTAGCTTACTTATTACGTTCGCTGATATTTTTGGCTTTTGCCCTTGCATCTTCTTTGCTTGATGCGCCCCATGCTTTTAAGGCTAGGGCTAGTCTGGTCGGTTTCCCGTCTTTTTCCATTGGCCCTGGCATATTGCCCATCCGTGCGAGAAAACTAGCTCGTCTTGGGTTATCGCCTGCCTTAACTGGTGGCTTGAGGTTCATGCCCTCTGCTTTGGCACTCGCTCGACCCTTGGCATTTAAACCGCCAGCAGGGTTTTGCCCTTCTTTGCGTTGCCAAGCCGCTGTCATTTTTTGGTGTCCTTGGCAGTCTTGGCTGATTCTTTAAAGTCTTTAGCCGTGGGTGCGCCTGGATCACCTGGCTTTCTCATCTTTTCGCCGCTGCCTGCTTTGATGCGCTCTTGTTTAGCAAGAATATTCGCATAAAGTCCTGCTTTCATTTTTGTGTCCTATTCATGTCTAGCAAAAGAACCGTGGGCTTTATTTCTAAACGCCATTAAATTTTGGGTTGCATCTTCAAGTTTATCAAATTGACCTATAAAAAAGCTAACCCCGTTACTCATGCATCTAGCCGTGTATTTTTTGGCTCTTTTACTGTAACTAATACCTTTAACGCCAGTTGTGTTTGTACTACGTTTCTTTTGATTCCACACGTTTTCAATCATTTGTGCTTCACGCAAATTGGCAATTTGATTGTTTTTAGGGTTTCCATCAATGTGGTCAACAATCTTAGGCAAATAACCGTGGTGCATCAAATAAATCAATCTGTGCGCTTTGTACGTTTTTCTTTTAAACCCAATACAAGCATATCCAAGCCCATCAACCCAACCAGATCGTTCTCGTAAAATGCCCGTACCTTTGGTTTTCCAATACAAATTGCCATCTTTGTACTCAAAATGCTTTTGCAATAATTCTTTTGTAAGAATAAAATCAGACTTATCCATTTCAACTCCTTAGCTGTTGTTTTGGTAGAACCCCATTAGCTTTGCCGAGCTTTTGGGGTTTATTTAAATGATTTGAGCTTGTACAGCGTACTGTCAATCAGATCCGCAATCTCGTCACAAATATTCTGCAATTCCGAATCCTGCGGCAATTCCGTTCGAATGTCTTTAACAAACGCTTTTACGCCTGTGATGTATTTGACGGGATCGGTGGCTAGGTGAAAGTCTTTGGGGTAGCTCTTGATGATTGAGTAAGCGCCTTGATACGCCTCTGCCCATTTATCTCCCAACTCGATGATCGTGTCGTAGTATTCATTCAGCGCAACGTGTTTGGCGTAACTGTCTGTCTGCAAGTGCATAAAGTGTGCATTTGTCCCGCTGTGGAACAAGGTAGACACGAAAACGGCAGGATAGTCCATAGTAACCTCATAGGGTGGCTATCACAATTGTACAACCGCCGCCTGATTTAATCGACCCCCTTGCAATCTCTATTTTGTCAAACTGTCCGTCATCGTCAAACACGCCTGCATCTTGCAATGCGTCAAATAAGCCTTTTAGCCTATTGTCTAAGTCAATGCTGCGTCTATCCCTTGGAAAGATAGTAATGATCGCCTGTAGCCTGTCAGAGCCAAAACTAGGCACTTTGTTGACCGTAACGTATTCTTGCACCGCCAGTTTGTAATCCCTACCGCCTTGACTAAGGATTGTCCTGCCTCTGAAGTTTCGCCAATATGTATTAACTGATGGCGGCAACGGTAGCTGAAGCGTAGCTAACATTTGATTAAATTACGCTCAAACAACTCGCCAATTGTGCGCCGGTGCGCCATTTCCCAAAATTCCCTGCGTTGTTCTTTGCTTAGTTTATTGCCCTGATCCAAATCCATGTGGCAACTAAAGCATAATGCCGCAACCCTGTAATCTGACGCTTTAATGCCTTTTCCCTTACCGTCAGCCAGTTGGTTTGAATGGGCCGCAACCACAGTTCCATCTTCAGTTTCGCAAAGTTGACACGGCAGTTGGCGGCAGGCCACTAAAAGTTTGGGGTTTCTATACATTTATATTCTGCCCATTCTTGCAGGTTAACCACGGCTATCTGCATATCCACCGCAAAATCAGCGGCAACATCAAATTGGCCTTTTAAAATTGCGCTTTGATATTGATGCGTCAATTTTTTAAGTTTAATTAAGCTTTCAGAATAGTCGATCATTTGGTTATTTTCTCTAATTGTCGATTGTTATATTGTTCAACTTTATATGATTCAAACCGCATCTTGGCACTTTCAAGCCGCCATTTGAGCGTTTCAGCCGTTTCTGTAGCTTCACCTATAGCTTTACATAAGTTTTGATATTCGGGGCTTGCAAGGGCTTCTTTTTCTTGGCCTCCAATTGTCGTTTCTTTTGATTTGCTCATCATAATCGCCCGTAGGCTGTGCTTGTATGCCTCCAGTTCAGCAACTCGACCTTTAGCCTGACCATAGATCGGTGCTGTGTTGTATATGTAGTCAATTGCATCATGCTGGTCTTTCATATCAAATCCATTTGCTTTGGCATAACCTTCCATTCCCTTTCGGCCCGACCAGATTTGCTTTGCACGTTGCGACCAGTTAACAAGATTTCATGGTTGCGTTCTAATTCACTAAGCCGCCTTGCAACCTGGTTGCCATCGAGTCCTGTAATCGTGGCTATACCGTCTTTTCCTTGCGGGCCATATCTAAGTAAAGCAGAAAGCACCAACTCACCGTGCAGACCCGCTAAAACCTTGGCACGGTCAGCTGCGTCCCAACTGGTTGACGGATCGGTGTTTCGAGCAACCTGGTTCATGTGTTTTTCTCTTTAAAAAATTGTTCTGCCAATTTCAACAGGCGAGTGGTAAAACTATCACACGGAATTTCAACAGGCACTTCTCTAGCCTGAGTGACAAGTGATCCCATTTCACCATCCGTCAGCCCGACCCATTCTTTGCGTGGTGGTGTGGTGTAGAGTGGTTGACCAACACCTGTATTGCATTCCCACCAAACACGCCTAACCCTACCTTCAACAAATTGCCCTTCTACATAATTAGCGTTGCCAATCCACGCAACAGGATCTTGCTCAGGCTGTGCGGTATCTGCACGATTAATTAGAAACTTTGTAAATGCAACCAATGCATCGATTGCAAACACGGCTTCACGGTCTAATCCCGCCCAGACAAAAGAGTTTCGTTGACGTAATTTCTGAGCCACAGCTTCGGCTCGTTGAGTTGTTGCACATGTGAGCTTAGGCCGTGCGAGTGCTTGGCGTAGGTTGGCGATAGATTCTTCACATTCGATGCTGTACCCTGCTTCAGATGCTCGTTCCAAAACATCCAACGCCATCTTCATTGCTTCACGGTCAGTCATGTGTTCTTGTCCTTGAGTTTTTGCTGAACCTCAACAGCCACAATCCATCCTTCGCAAACACCACCTTCTTTGGTATGGCGCTCGGTAATTTCAAATATGTCTTCAGCCGTCAATCCGACCCACTGACGTTTAATCTGTGGGCTGCAAGTATGAATGTGTTCCTTGCCAAGCAATCCCTTGCCGCAGTCTTTGCAGAATTTTGGCTCAAGTTTAAATATCTCATCTGCAAATGTGTATCCTGTGGCTTCTTGAAATTTATACAACTCAAGATTGGCCATTTGCTGCACTGTTAACTGTTCCCCATCTACGTCAAACGTCAATTCAGGCTTAGGCTGCACCGTGGCGGCCTTGACCGCATCAACAAGCCACTCTGGAGGGGCTAGATTAGCTTTCTCACGGTTACTAACAAGGTAGGCGGACCAACGACCAATACACTCCCAGAGGTGTGCTACAGGCGTTTGTTCGCAACATGGATTGTTTGTGCACATTCCAACTGTTTCATCATAGCCACATGCTGTAGACTCTTGCCTAGGCTTGGCTAAGGGTACGCCGCACCAACATAGATCCCGCTCAGGCTCAAGCAACAAACGCTCAATATCATCAGTTACGTTGTACCATTCACCGTTTCGTAGCCATTTCAGCCATGTCTCTAAAATTTTGTTCTTGTTCACGTGTTTTTCTCCCGCAACAAGTCTGACACAGCCTGTGCAAACTCAATAGCAGTCCATTCTTCACCATCGTTAACAATTTGTTTAATTTCGTCTTTGTACAATTCTTGCCATTCAGGTTTAGGTTCAGCTAACTCACCCCTTTCTTTTATAAGTTCGGCAGCTCGTTTGCACAAACCAAAGTGGTGATAAGTGTCCTCATGGTTGTACACAAGCTCAAAACACGCCTGGCGCTCTTCTGCCGCAACCTTGTCACACATTTCAAGAAAAGCCATTTCAACTTCGTTTTGCCAGTATTCAATGCTGCCAACAGACAAGTCAACGCCGTGGTTTTCTAATAATTTGCGAAATTTCTCGTTCATAGCATCACCAATGATAAAAGTGGAAAGAAACCAAACACAAGCGCCAGCATTAACAATCCAACCACCCAAGCAATCGGCGGTATACGTTCGTCAGCTTGGGTATAGCGTGATTGTTTACGCATTGTGCGAGTGGTACGACCTGTCCAGTTAGGATCGCCCAAGTCAGTTAGAAAGGGCCAGTTGTTTTTATTCATTGCCATCTTCCTCATTTGCTGTGATTTTTTCAATATGGTTAATGTCAATGAAGTGTGTGTACAACGGCACAGCACACATCAGCACATCGTCACGGTCAATTTTGATATATGGTTCGCCGTTGCTGTCTGTTTTTACGCCATCGGCAAATTGATCCATAAGCTCTGCAATCTTTTTGTCGGTAAGCTCACGGCTAAGTTCACGCATCAGTTGGCGCTTGCCTTCGTCTGTTAATTGTATGTATGAGTATTTCATTAATCTTCACCAAACATTTCGATAATGACACGCTTGGCTTCATTTTTAAGTTCTTTATTGCTTACGCTTGAAAAATCCATGCCGCTGCACAGTAATTCTGTATGCACAGTTACGGCTTTGTTTTCTGATAACAATGGAAACCATTTCATCAAGTCTTTAGTTAATTTACTCATTTTATGTACCTTTTATCGTGGTAAGTTTTTGTTAGGCAAGTTCTTTAGCAGCGGGAATACGAACATACTCGTCAGCGTCTTCATCGTAAAACCAGTAAGCGTTCATTTATGTACCTTTTGTCGTGGTTGATGGCGTTATTGCCATGTACAAATATTAAGATAGCTAAACAATCAATGCAAGCGTTATTTATAGGGACAAACCCTAATTGTTGTATTTTTGTTGGAGGTGCGGGTACTCGCTGAACAAGGAGTGTGAGGGACACGGCTTTCCCCGCAGTTACATCTTACTGGAAAGTCATGCGTTTGTACGCTTGTCTGGTTCGTTCTACATCACCGGCACAATATTTTGCAATGTCTTGGATGCGCCCAGCTTGGTAAAAATCCCAAACCATCGATCCATCAATTTCCTCGCCAATCTCGCTACCTTTCAACGGAATGTTAAATATTTTGCACAACTTTTCTAGGCTGACACGGTTGCCGTGTCCTGCCCAGGCTGTCATTGTGTCAAAAATCTGTTCATCCCACGGTTTCGCATTGAACGGGATCATCATTGGCGGCTTGACGTTGTTCATTACTGAGCGTTGAAACATAAACCGTAAATCAAAATTGACAATATTATGCCCAATAAACTTAGGCCGTTGCTGTGACGATGGTTTGTATTCATCCATCAAAGCCTGATAAAACAAGTTCAAAATGTCCGACTCAGAGCCTCCACAAATGGCTAAAGGCGCATTGTCATCAATTGCATAGCCTATGCAGCATATCTGCCCTAAACCACCGTCAAAAGACGTTTTACGGTATGTGGCATCAAAGTCAGCGTCAAGTTTGTCCTGCTCTGCTTTAATGTAAGCATCAATCTTTTCTTGATCTTTGTAATTGCTGGGTGCTTTGATTGATAGCTTTTGCTTTGCAATGTCAGCCCTGATTAACTCAATCGTTTGTGCGTCTTGTGCCGGTATTGTTTCAATATCAAAATAAATGTTCATTTAGTCACCTGTTTAGCTAATTGTTTAAGCATCTCGATTGCATCTTGCAAATCTTGCATGGCCCGTGCGTCTAAGACCATGCCTTCGTACCATTGTTGGATGCGCCAACTAATTAAAATTGCCTCCTCTGCTTGGTTCATCAGAAAGGCACATCATCGATCATGTCCTCTAACGGAATTACCGTGCCTTCTTTAATTGCTCGATACGCATCAGACTTTGGTTTAGCAGGCGCAGCTGGCGTAGCAGTTGGAACATCTTCAGCAGCCCGACCACCGAGCATCTGCATCTGGTCAGCAACCACCTCAGTTGTGTATTGATCCACGCCATCTTTGTTCTGCCACTTACGGGTAGTCATACGACCCGCTACAAAGACCTGTGAGCCTTTCTTTAGGTAATCGGCACATATTCCTGCCAACTTGCCAAACGCCGTGATCCTGACCCATTCTGTCGTTTCTTTGGTTGCGGTCTTATAACCAACAGCAATTGAAAAGTTGCAGATTGCATTAGAGTCAGCGGTGTACCGTACTTCAGGGTCTTTGCCCAAGCGCCCAATGAACTCGCAGCGGTTAAGATCGTTTGCCATTAAATAATCTCCCAGTTTGCTTTAAATTCGTCATATGCGGCTTTCAATGGAATCTGTTGTTCTTTCAAACAAGAAACCCAAGCCTCTTTAAAAATGTCTTTTAGGTTTTCGTAACTAACTGCTGAAGCCATCAACGCTTTAATGTGGTCCAATTCAATGCCTTTAGGCTTTTCAACCTTTGGCGCAACCTGGTGCGTTTGACTGTCGGCATCGTTATCGCCTTCAGTTGGAATACAAAACGATTGCATACACGCATACTTGTAAGCCGCTGACATGGCTTTGTTAGTAGCCTTGTCACCGCTATCCATAGCTTCGCCAAACGTTTTAATTGTGTGTTTGCTACCGTCAGCTGCAACAAGGTCAAACTCGACCTCAACGGTAATGTAAAACAATGCGCCACCAGCTTTGCTTTGACGCTCAACCGATTCTCTGTTCAAAACTCTAGGAAGTATGCACAAACCATGCTTTGCTAAGAATGGTGCAAGAGCGTTATACACATCGTCGATACCTCTAAAAGCGTATCCCGAACCTTGCATATTTTTACGGTCTTTTGAAATACCTTGTGTAGAAAGGTCTTTTTGTACTGCGGAAATTGCTTGATAGACGTTCATTTATGCACCTATATAAAATGGGGCTTGCGCCCCGTTGGATTATTTGTTTTTAACGCACTCTTGGCAATCACAAACAATAACGTCTGTCTTTGCTGACTCTTGCAATTCTTCCATTGAATCGTATCCACGGACATGGACAAGATCATCTTCAAACCGCCAGCCATAAGGCAACGTCAAAATGTAATCGTCGCTAAATGTGCCTTGCTCATGGTCTACATCACGTTTGATATTTAACCTGTATTTCATTTATGCACCTGTATTTGTTTAATGGCGTTGATGCCATAACTACATATTAAGCTATCTAAACAAACAATGCAAGACAATTTACATTTATTTGCTAGGTGTTTTCCCTAGTATTGAGTTTCTTTGACAAACAATGTTAAGATTGCTACATGAATACAACAGAAATTATTGATTGTTTTGGCGGTACATTTGCAATTGCTAGACGTTGCGGCGTTACGCCTAGTGCCGTTTCTCAATGGCGCAACAACGGGATGCCTGGTGACAAACTAGTGTTGCTGGCCGCCGAGCTTGAAAAGAAATCAAATGGCGCTTGGACTCGCAAAGAAATCCCCAACTGGCAACAAATCTGGCCCGAGTTGCATTAGACTGATTAAGCCTTTAGCAAGCAGAAACGTATCAATGATAAGGGTCGTGTTTCACTAGGTTAGCTTTAGACCTTGACACATCGGAAAGACGGTGGCAGAATCGAATTGTTGTCTTGGTCGACGATGTAAGCCGTTTTAGTGAGTATTTTGATTCTCTTGCGCCTTGAAGCCGATAGAGAATGTCCCGAAAGGGTCGACCAACAAAATACTCTCTAAAACGGCTTTTTTGTTTTTAAAGATAACTGTCAGGGCGCATCAGCTAATAGAGTGACCACTCGTACCCAGAACAGGTCAGTTATACATTTGTTATATAGCTTTATCCCGTGTGACCCGCACGCCCCAGTAGAGAAATCGAACAGGATATAGACAGACTAGAGAAATCTAGTAAAACCATTTACTGTAGGTGTTGATCTTTATTACTTGCAAGGACTGCTAGTAATTTAGGGAATCTACGGGTGGGGTGAGCCGCCTGCCATAAACCTAACAAGGTACAGGTCTGTCGTAAAGGATTTATCCTCAACTACTACGGTGGGTGGGTATAAGGGTAGGGGAACTATATTTAAAATAAACAGAGTAAGGGTTATCACCTAGTTAATACTTCTTGTAGATTGTGTTTAGTTAGCTTAATGTATCCTTTTATGGAGAACATATGTCAACACAACAAAAGATTCTAAAGTATTGCATTGAGCCTAAAACAACCGTTGATATTGCTGAGTATCTTGGTCTTGAGAAACAGTCAATTTATACGCACCTAAACAACCTACAGCGTTTAGGCAAGATGGAAAAGCGTGGGGATGGTAGACGTAGGGTTAGCCCAGCAATGTTCGTCACGGTGCGCCAAGCCCCGACAGCTACCGAGTCCACAGACGATTACGAAAACCTTGTTATCACCCATGCCCACAACCCTTTTGGATTGCGCTTATGAACAAGGCCGACTACATCCATCTGTTTAAAGAGGCTTGCGGTGGTCGCTGCAACGCTGAATACAACCCGTGTGCTTATCGCCAAGCTGCTGACAATCTAGCTAAATTAAAGCCTACAGGCTACATTGGTGACAAAGGTGTGTTGATTAATGACACAACGCATCCGCATTTGTATACCGCCCTTTACGCATTAGACAGGACACCCAAATGAATATTGTTCAATTTGAAGATGGCAAATACGCCGTTATGCGAGAAAGAAAAGTCTTATTTTTCCCTGCAAAAAATGAATTTGCAGATGGTGATGGGCATTGGTTTGATTTAGATTCAGCTGCTCAATACACAATTAACCAGTATGTCAAAGTTGATACTCTCGAACAAGCGCAAAATAGGCGTACAAGAATTAGCAAAAACTTTCAGGTGATCGAATGAACCCACTTAGCCCAAAACAAATCCTGAGAAACTTAGAAAATGGGTTTTTTATGACGCATCAAGAGCAAACTGAGGCAGCTGAGTACATCAGAAATTTGCAAAAAGACATTATCACTTTAGGTGAAACGGTACTTTTACAATCTGAAGAACTTGTTGCAATGCGCCGTGAATTAGCCGATATAGCCAAAGGATTGAAATGAAACTATCTAACTTATATTTAGCCGCAGCTGACAAACTTAGGCATAAAGGTTTGTTGCCAGACTCCCGTGGCGCAATGCTTGCAATGTGTGCGTCAGAACTTGGAAACATTGCACCGACTGGCGAACGTGCGTTACTTGAGAAATTCTTAACCCACGTTGAGAAAAAGATTGACAGGTTTGACAGGCCGGCATACAGGCTATCACCAGCCATGCGTATAGCCGCTCAGAGAGCCGCAAAAGAGCAAACGGTACTCATGGGTGTAGGGGGTTGGTAATGACGATATGGGATTGGATTTTTATATTTTATTGCGCCGCTGCTGCAACGGTTGGCACACTTGTTTGGCTGCGTTGGTCACGGCCTAAAAAAACCGATTTTCCAAAAGAATGGGTTTGTGATGGCTGCGGTCAAATTTGCAGCCATTTACGTGACGGTCTTTGTGTCTATTGCGACAACCAATTTACAAACAAGAAATAAGTCTTGAGTATCTCATTTGGCGGTCATCTAGCCCATTTGTACCGCCATTAATGCGCCTTGTCATGCCAACAATATCTTTAGCATCAGACAACGCATTTAACCCATTTGTTGACCAAAACCAACCTGCTGACAATGCAGCCAGTTCAGGTTCTGCAACTAAATCAGGTTTAAGCAATGCCTCATTGTCTGCTGACATTGAAAAATTTGCATAGTTATCTTTGCCGGTTAACTGGATCAACCCACGCCCACGGTATTTCCAACCATCACCAGATGCCTCATCGCCATTGCCCATGCGGTCACAATATGCACGATTGGCAATCTTTTCGGGCTGCATGGCGTAGGATTCTGCAACGCCTGGGGGAAATCGACTAGGCCACAACCGTGTCAATGTATCAGCCCGATAATTAAGGTTCTCAGATGTAAACCTAAAGCCGCCTGACTCATGCCCAATTTGAGCAAGAAAACCTGCTACTCGATTTGGCGTATTGATCTCAAACTTGTCACAAGTGAATTGAAGTGGGATAAGCCATTTGTCAGCCATTGCTGGCGTACAAGTTTGTGACATAACCAACAATTCAGTTGTAATCATTTCTTTTGTGCGTAAAACAAAGTTCTATCGCCAAACAAATAGAACCCAACAGCACTTGCAAAGTTGTTAACCGCTGGGTTTTCTTGTCCGGTTAACATCATAAAAGACCATGTACCCAACACAATAGCCCCAACAGCGGGCCGCATAAGCCTTACAACGGCTTCAACCCAAGGGTAGGTTGTGCCAGTACCACCAGCGTTATTCATTGCCTGAAACATTGCTAAATCGGTCTGTCGCATTTGCGTGTATTCGCCAATATTTGTTGGCTTATATACGTCAGTTTGAATAAACCGCCCAATTAGGCTTTTGCCTAAATCAACAGCAAGTGGGCCAAGTGCTGCAAGCAGGGTAATTGGATCCATTACTTGTCTACCTTAGATTCAAGTTTATCGAACAATCGATCTAATAACATTTCGACTCGATCAAAACGCTTGTCCATTTCTGATTTAAGCGTGTCCATTTCTGACTTTTTAACGTATACATCGCTTACATGAAGTTTTAGGTCGGCAATGTCAGATTTCAATTCTTTGACGGAATCCCACAACTGGCGAGCGAACCAACCTATAACGCCTAAACCGGCGCCAGCACCTATATTGATGAGATTTTGCCAATCCATTATTTACCCTTAAACATTACAAAAATTGCCCACGGGATAAGCCACACGCTGCAAAGCAATATCAATGGCGAAAGAAACAATATCGCAATAAAGTTAAACAACCTTTACCCAAGATTGCGTTGCCTCATCCCATTGGTATTCGCCATCAGTAGGTTTTAATATTGGCGCTTGCCACAAAAAAGTTTGCGTATTTAAAATCCACGATGGATACGGTTGTGGTGCGTAAAAAACACCAATTACGTTGTCAATCACAAAAGTCGTGTCTAGAGTGTAAGTAATGCCTGCGTAATTCGCTCTTAACGCTACGCCGCCATCTGGTTGCCCGTCTTGACCGTAATGAACATTGCCATGCGTGTTGTATGAAGTTTGCCACCACATACTTGGATCGCCTACTATGCCCGAATCAATGAACGCTTGGTCAGCAGCAATAACATCGTCAACAATGCCTTTGCCATCTGTAATTGTTGGTACTCTTGCAAAATAACTCATGCTGTAAACGTCCCTGAAGATGTAAACGTGTGAATTGTGTAGCCGCCAGACGTTGTAACTGTGCCGCCTGTGCCTCGTTGTGCGCCTAAGTAAGCAATAATTACAACCCCTGAACCACCAGCGCCGCCACTACCATTTGCGCCGCCCGATTGGTTGCCGCCGCCACCACCACCGCTGCCTGTGTTAACAGTTCCTGCAAAGCCATTTCCTGACCCTGTGTTTCCATTTCCACCGCCACCCGTACCACCCGCACCCGCAATACTGCTGTTGATGCTATCTACCCCACCACCACCACCCGCAGCGTAAGTTGAGCCTGTAATGCCAAACAATGTTCCATTACCGCCTTTGCCACCAATGTTGCCCGATCCAACAGCACCAACTTGACCCGATCCACCGCCACCGCCGCCTAATCGTCCGGAAGCCCCTGCTGCGCCAGCAAAACCTTGTCCAGACGTTGCCGATCCACCCCCAGGACTTCCTCCGTCAGAGCCGCCGCCTGCACCGCCCGATCCACCAGTTGCGCCTGCGTTGCCATTTGGCCCGCCTCGACCACCACCGACCAACGTTGTGCTTATTAAAGTACAAGTCGAATTAGATCCGCTAGTGTCACCCGCACCGCCTGCGCCAATTGTTACTGTGTAAGCAACTTTAACAAAAGCAGATGCCGTTCCGGTTAGCAATCCACCAGCGCCACCGCCCCCGCCAAATGTGTTGCCGCCGCCACCGCCGCCTGCCGCAATTAAATAACTAACAGAATAAGGAGTGGCTTGTTGCAAAGAACTTAAACGCAACATTCCGCTTGTCGGCGCACGAAATGGCCCTATTTGTCCTTGGTTTCCTAAAGCCATTACGAAATGTCCTCATAAGAGCAAACAACCTTTAATTTGCTTGCTGTGCCAGCTGTAGCACCAATTGACATATTTTCTTCAAGATAAATCATGGTTGTTTTATCAATCACGATCAAACTTGCAAAAGGAGGAATGGCAATTGTGTAAGCGATAGGGGTTGCTGTACCACCAAGCGCCGCTGCTGAATAATGGTTGATTGTGATATTCACAGCGTTTGCCGTGTCAATATTTGACACAACAAGAGAATCAACTTTAAACACTTTGCCGCTTGACGAAGCGTTGCTTAAAACGGACGTTGCATTAGTTGAGGTTAAATCGGCAGTTACGACTTTGCCATAAATTGCGCTAACGTTAACAATATTAGGTGCGGCCATGATTTATAGTCCAAAAATGATTGAAAAAGCGATTGCTTTGCCAGCAGTAACGCCGCCAGCCCCGATAAGTTGAAAATTAGTGCCATCATAAACAATTTGATACATTGAACCGCTAACTATTTCACCCGCAGATAACGCCGTTGAACCGTTTTTTACGATAGATTTAGCACCAAGCGAACTAATGTTTATTGTGACTGCGCCTGTATTTGTCGCAGCAGCAATAAACTTAAACGTTTGACCAACAGCATAAGCAGTCAACGATGGGCTAACAGACGCTGTAATTGTGTCTGTGCCGGCTGCTGTTAAAAACGAGCCAAAGGAGTTTTGCACTTGCGAAATGTTTGCCGAATCAGTTGCAGCAGACCCAACACCAAGTCCCGTTAGCTTAAAAGTTCCCATGGGAATATTAGCTGTCGGTGTGGTTTGACCGTCTTTAGTTAGCGCCGTTGTTAAACCAGTTGCAAGATCAGCGGTCAGCGCATTAAACGCTGTCGAAGAAATGACGGTATTGGTTACAACTGGCTGACCAGTTGAGTTGATGACGAACGTGCCTGAACCGTTGTAACTCATTTTTATTGCCTCTTACTCAGTTAATTGTTTGAATCGTTGCCCTAATTGTTGCATTAAATCAGGGTTTTGCAACAAACTGCCATAACGCAAACCAGTTGTAACTTTCTCACCCAATTCCATGCCAGGCACTCTAGTCGCAAGAGCGTTTGCCATATTTAACGCTTCTTTTTGATCCATTTGACTAATTTGATTGCCAAATACTTTTTTAGCGCCTGCTTTTATAAGAGGTACGGCAGCTGTTGCCCCTACAGCCGTTCCAACAAATGGCAACCCACCTAAAGCGCCCAACGCATCTATTCCTGCACCCAACACTAAAGCACCGCTGTTGCTATTGTTTACAGCAGAACCTTTGGGCTGCGTTGTCATGTAACTTGCCACACGACCCAAACGCTTTAATTCGCCAATTTCTTCAGGTGAAAAGAACAAAGCTAGTTTTTTATCACCAATATTTTGCAAAGTTTTGTTATAGGTTGATGCGCCAAAATTACCGATTTCATCAGATTGTCCACCTAATGCTCTATCTTTTAAATACGTCAAAATAGCGTTTTTAGTAGCTTTTGGATCACCTGATTGAGCAACTGACGCTGCGTCTGCAACATCTCCATTCAACACAAACTTGCGTACAAACTGGTCAGGTTGCATCCCATCAACGGTTTGTTCAATTGGTTTTGTTGATTCTCGCCAATTCATTCGTTCACGATGTGATGCTCTTGCTTTATTTAGAGCTGCCAATAATTCTCCGGCTTGAGCGTCTTGCGTTTGCAGAAACTTGCCACCGGCCTCAGTCACCAATTGGTTGCCGCCAAATTCTTTTTTAACTGGTGCAATTTCAGTTTGGTCAATGGCTTGACGCACTAAACTTAAAGCAGTTTTTGTATTCCCGTCTGCACCACGTTGCGCCGTTGCAATCTTGGTCATCAAAGTATCAAGCGCATTGGTGTCAAACGGTACGGGAAATGTTTTGCCGTTAATTGTTGTTTGACCAGCACTTATTTCGTTTAGCATTGACCGAATTTCAGGTGGTAAAAATGCATTAGCGTTTTCTTTTGCCAACAAAGTATCAATATTGTTCATCAACTGTGAACGATTTAATGGCGTTGTGCCGCCTGGCATATTTTCGGCTTGTTTGTATAGTTTTGACGTTGCCGCTTGTCTTGCAGCATCTTCAGTTGCAATTTTTGTTGCACTTGCTTCGCCTGCTTCCATCAAATACGGCGCTTGTACGTTGCCTGCGCCACGTTGATTTAAAGCGTTAATAAGAGCTTGATTGTTGGTGTTTTGAATTTGCGCTAATTGTTGCAAATCTGTATTTGTTGAATTAATGCCTGTTTTTGCAAGATTTTGTTCAAGCGTTACTTGGCGAGGATCAAGCGTAATCATGCCTTTTGTTGGCGTAGCGCCTTCAATCATCCGAATATCAAACAATCGACGCATTGCATCTTCATCAAACTTGCCGCCAGTACGCAAAGCATTGCCAACGTCATTGCGTAGTGCTGTTTTTATTTGATCTGGAACTTTTGAAAAATCAAAACCTCCTCGGCCTAACGACGATGTAATTAATTCATCAATTTGTTCAGGTTGTACACCAAAACGTGTTGGTGCAACTTTACTTCCCGCTGCGGTAACTGCTGATCTTATGCCGCTTTGAATGGGCGCAGCAGCAATTGGCGCAGCAACACCAGCAAGAATACTTGCAAGCAATTCCACTTCAGGTGGTGATCCATATTCCCTTGCAACACTACCACCAGCGCCAGCGCCGGCTGCGGAAATTCCTTGCATTGCTGGGTTTGCAGCCAATTGTTGCAAAATTGTTTGAGCATTTCCTCCTGCTAACGGCGCTAATATTTTAGCCCCGCCCATCATTGGAATTGCGCTAAATCCTGTTTTTGCAACGTCAAAACCAAATCTTTCTGCTTGGCCTGTACGATCCATTACAGACTTTTCAATGGGCTTTGGCAATTGCAATAAGTTAGCAAGTTTCCCCGCCATTGTTTCAGCAGACGCAACCCTTGGCCCACCCGCTGCGGTGCTTGCCGCTTCTATTGCCATACGCCAAGGTTCTGTTGGCGCTGACAACGCAGAACCAACGCCTTCAATTGCTGCTCGACCTGTCAACCCCAACATTCTTGGAATGGCTTGTATATTGCCCATTACCGACGATGTTTGTGGTGTTGCAGCTGGCGGTGCAACATACGGCTCAGATTTTGGTAAAGCAAATTCTGTGTTTAAAGTATCAAACGGATTTGCTTGTTGCGTAGGTTCAGGCACACCAAGTCTAAATTCTTCGTTTAATGACGCAAAAGGATTATTGCTCATGGTAGGTGGGTTCGCATCTGAATTTGTAGCGCCGGTTAAAAACCCCATAGCTTTTGGACGGTTTCTAAAACTTTGCGCCGTATCAACAAGAGAATTAACATATTCAGGATGTTCTGCATAACCGCCTTGTTTTAAGGCCGTTGCAAACTTAACTGGATCACTTCCTGAACCAACAACGCTTGGGTATCTGCGTCTAATTAAATCAACAAAATGCTCACCAAACGCCTCTGGAGTTTCAAACGCACGATACTTGTCAGTGCGGCCTGTGTAGTTATCAACAGCAGCTACACCGCCACCAGAGAAATCCATAATGTTGCCAAGATTGTTTGTACCAGGTATTACTGACTTACCCCAGCCCGTTTCCAATCCCCATTGACTTAACAGAAGATCAGGACTAACGCCCAATTGATCGCCAACCCTTGTTGCCAAAGGTGCATATTGCGAGGCAAAATCTTCTGGGTTAGCCATTATTTAATCCCGTACTTTTGACGCATCGTAATAGGCTTGCCATCAGCTGATCTACCAATTGGCATATCAAATATCGAACCTTCAATTTTTGACCATTCGGTGCTAATTGATCCAAGTTTGCCTTTATGAACTTCAGGCATATTTGACGCTTTTTGGAAATACCCTGATTTGCGTTGGTCTTGTAATGCCATAGCTTGTGCAAGATCAAGCGTAAAGTCTTTAGCTTGTGGTGTATCTGAAAGCGTAACAAACGTTTCACGACCTGTAAGAGCGTCACGTTCTGTTTGCGGCCCTTTCTGTGATGCCAAACGATCAAGCAACGCTTTTGATCCTTCTTTTTGAAAGATTTGAGCATTTGTTGCAAACTTTTCAGCGTCTTTTACACCAGCAGCGGCAAGCATATTGGCAATATTAGCTTTGGTTTCTGCACCAAACCCAGTTTGCAGATCGGTGTTTCGCAATACTGCCACGCTATCAAGCGTTTTTTGTGCTGTTTGACCTTGCAAGAAAACTGGTGCTGCTACGTTTTTACGCCAATCTTCATTTAATCCAATATCAGCGGCTTGCATAACAGGACTAGGCGCTAAAACTTTAGGCGTAACATTTGCTGGGGCAGGCTGAGTACCTGAAAAGGTTGGTGTAGGTGTGCCGTAAATATTACTAAACTGAGTGCCACCCGTAACTTGTTGCCCTTGTTCATTTAAAGTTGCTTGTGGCGTTGTTGCCATTGTTGCCAAACCTTTTTGCAAGGCTTCTTCACCAGCGATATTTGCAGCAGCGCTTCTGTAACCAGGCTGTTCCATTGCGCCAAATTGACCATTGCCAATAGGGTAGGCTTGAACCCCTTCTTTTGGTGCGCTTGCCACAAATTGTTTGGTTATTGGATTCAATGCAATTGCGCCAGGTGCTAAATTTTCTGACGCAATATAACCAGACTTTGCCGCAACGTTCATCATTGCGTTTTTGAATTCAGGACTATCTCTACCGTAAACAGCTGCAATATTTTTCATTTCAGACGTTGGCTCAAGTTGCTTAACCAATGCTTTTAAATATTCTTGCTGACCCATGTTTCGCACAAGCATAGCGTTAATGCGTGGGTCGCTGTTTAACATGGGCATTTGCCCTGCTTGTGGTGCGGCTTGCTGCCCTGCTTGAATAGGCGCTTGAGCCATACCAGGCATACTAACTGGCATGGCTTGTGCAACAGGCTCTGTCGTTTGTGCAGGCGGTGGCATACCTTCACCATAATTGGTGTTAGCAATTGGTTGTTGTTCTAACGCTTTAGCTAATTTTTGCGGGCCTGCCATAGGTGGCAAGTTGCTCAAAGCCAATTCTTGATTAGTTGCTTTAAGCATTAAATCTTGACGAGCTTTATCCACTTCGTCCATTTGACTGCCTGCAAGATAACCTTGCAATACTTTAGCAATTCCTGACAATGGCGAAACAGGCGCTTGAATACCTTGATATGCACCAACTTCAATTGGTTGCAACGCTTGT